TATTTTAAAATGTAGTCTATCATAAACAACTGGGTAAATTTTAATATCGTTATTGAAGCATTCATGCATAACATTTGAAATATCATTAAAATTGTAGTTTTTGTTCATGTGATTGTGAAAAATCCTCAAATTCTATATCCAGGCTTTTGGATATTTCAAAAGGATTGTTCACATCTTTCAACCAATTCGAATTATCCCAAGTCGGACTACCTTCTTTAATTTTCGTATATCTTCCATTATTCACATTCCAACCATAATTGACATGTGCTTGGTTTTCTCCTAGATTTGCAAATTTAACCTTTAATACTTTAATTTTCACAAGCCCTGCATCATAATCTCTATGTACTAAAATTCCATGTGGACTCATATCATAAAACTCCCCACCACCTTTGACATCATAAAATGTCGGCTCTATTAGTTTTCCTTTGTCTGACTGTGGTTTTGTTGGGTGAGCAACCAATATACAAACAACATCATGTTTCTTACAGAAAGAATCGACTTTGTTTAGATATTGATTTGTATAGTCTGTAATACTTAGATTTAAGTTTTCTTTATCTCTTACTTTGTTGTAGGGGTCTATAACCAAACATCTTATACCTAATCTCTTTACTAATTCTTCTCCTTTCTTTAATACTTTGTCTAAATCAAACCCTTCTTCATAATCAATGAAAAAAAAGTTTTTATTTATATGCTCAACACATTTTAACCAATCTTTCTTTTTTGTGTCTTCATAGTCAGGTGTTCTACCATATAGTTTCCTTATTAGTTTATCGACATGCAAGTATTGTGGAAAGTTTTCTGTTGAGGCATATGCTGTTTTCCAACCGTACATCATATTATATCCTATTGTCATTTGATCTACAAAGTCTGACTTACCACTTGAAGGAAATCCTGTCACAACGATAAACTGTTTCGTGTATGTCGAGAAAATTCCATCAAAACCATCTAACCCAATCTTGTATCCATTCTTGATTCCATTCTTATAAAAATCATCAAGCTTACTTAAAACATCAGAAACTCTTAATACATTTTCAATAGGACATGGTTTCGCATTTAGTATTGTCGCCTTTAGCTTTTCTCTACCATGTTTAACCAAGTATTCATTTGCGTCTTTACACTCCTCTAAATCTACTAAGTAAACCTTTTCAGAACCTAGTCTTCTTATTAATTCTTTTTGACCATTCAATCCTGCTTGGTCATTATCAAGCGATAAAAAGATTTTATCTTTGTTTTCAAAATACTGGTAAAAGTCCGTCAAGTAGTCTAGGTTCACCTGCCCTGTCGCTGTAAATCCATTTGGTACACTGATTACGTTAGTAACACCAGCCTCGTGATATGAAGCTGCATCTATCTCACCCTCTACAATAACGCAAGTATCTGTGTCTTTTATAGAATCAATATTGTAAAATGTCTTTTGTGCCCCTTTATATAATTTAAAGTTCTTTTTAGAATCTCTATACTTAACATTAATAAGTTCATTGTCAACATAGTAATTAAAGAGAATTACATTCATTTCCTTACTTTCTTGTGGCATATATTCTTTACCGTTAGAAATTTTCATTTCAGATAATGTCTTTCTCGATATACCTCTTTTTTGAAACCAATCCTCTACTTTGTTTGTTATAGTTGGTTTGATGGGTTTTGGTTTTATATACACCTTTTTGTCGATTTTGTTTTTATAAGTATGAAGTTGGCTTACCTCCCCACAATGTTGGCATGTTCCAAGACCTCTTTTCCAATCCAACATCATACACTTTTGAGTTTTCTTTTTTCGTGTATGAGAGCATTTTGGACATGTCGATTTCTTTGCCCTTGTGTCAAGTCCAAATATATTAAATGTTTCTATTTCAAAGCCGTTAATTTCCATTCTTAAGTATTTTAAATTCAAAGCCTGGCTTGTCAAATATTATTCTGTCTTTATTCATTTCAGCTTTACTACCATTTTTAACTGCTTGTCCTTTCCATTTCCATTGATAAGTTCCTGTGCTTTTTGTGATTGTTTTCATATTATATTTTGCCCAATTAATAAAGTGACTTTTGTATTGTCTAATTGAAGGCTTGTAGTCGTTTGTTAGATTTATATAGTCATTGAATTTTTCTAATGCTTTTGTTAATTGTATCTTTTCTAAGTTTTGATTCAAGCATACTTGCTCAACCCAAATATCATTATTAAGACAGTCATTGTAATATCTATTGTTGTTTGACTCGGTATATATTGTCGCATTTTTTCCTGTTTCTTCAAACTGATAATTTTCGTAATTCAATATTGTAAACAAAGTAAATTTGTTTGTTGTCTTTACATCTATCTCTTTTGTATTTTTCAATTTAGTAATTGAAGTTCTTAATTGACGAGGAGTCAAGCCTAAACTACTTGATAACCTAGATAATGAGGTTATATATTGACCTCGTTTCATGTATATCCCCATAAATTTACATCTATCGAAACATGCGTTTAAAAGTAGGTGAATAAAAAGTATTTTTGTATTTGTGTCTTTATACCACTCCCAATCCAGAATCGTCCGATGTAGCTTGATGTACCCTTTCATTTGTCGCCTTTTGTTGTAATATGAGCTGATCTATATCACTCTTGTTTTTGTTTTCATATAGAAGATTTATTAGACTATCAAGACTATCTAAATATTCATAATCATCTTCAAAAAATATTCTATCTATAATATTGGATATTGTTAATGAGCTTTTTTTGTTGACATACCTATCGTAAGTAAGTTGCTTTTCTACTTTTTCTACAATATCAAGAACCTTTTCTTTAAATTCTTTATCAACTTCAACCAATCTTTTTACTTTGTTATACCCATAAATTACAGTCGCGTGATTATGTGGCTCTCCTCTACCCATTACTTCACTAAACTCTCCAATTTTTTGCAATGTGTTGCTTGTATATTTATGAGCCATAAAATGAAAAATACAACGCATATCAGTTACTTTATGTTTCCTTGTATTTTGGAATATGTATGTCGGCTCTACTTGAAATTCATCTGCAATAATTTTTGCAATTTTATGTAATACATTTGTTTTCATTCTTTCGGCATTTTTATATTCTGAAGATTCTCTAATCTTTTTAGTTTTTCTTCGTTTGATAATTCATCCCAATCATCAGGCTTTCGCCATTCAGGAATAAGTTGTCGCATTGTAGCAAAAACTATTCTTTCCTTATATTTTATTTTTTCTTCGATTGTTTCGTTGCTATCTAAGTCACCCAAAAACAACCATGCTTTCATCATTTTTATTAAGTTCATATTTTAATATTTAAAAAAGGCAGGTTGCCCTGCCCTTATGTTAAAATGGTAAATCATCCATTGCACTGTCGGATTTTGTCGCATTTGTCGGATTTGATGATTGTGAATTTTCATCTTTTTTTCCTAATACGATATTGCCATCTGTCCAAATGACAGAGCCGTTACCTAGAAAGTGCTTGTCGGCTTTTGCGTCTCTTTCTTCCTTGCTTTGAGCAATAGAAATTGAAACATTTTTACCATACTTACTTTCATCATTAACAGAAATAGTGACTGGTATATAACTGTCTTTTTCTCCTTTAATGATTTTTGATTTGTCAATCTTCTTCAACTCTGAAGCTTTTATTGACGCGTTAATTAATGTAGACATAATTTTAAATTAATAAATTAAGTATACCATAAATAGTGAGAAAGTATACTATTAGATTTATAACAGGCTCACTCCTCTGCACACCTCCAACTTGCTTTTTGTTTTTAAATTTCTGCATAAGTTAGAAAGTCTTTTACTTTTTCAGTTTTATCTAAAAAATATTTTTTATAATTTTCCTCAGCTCTTTCGACCTTTTCCCTGCCTTTTTCATAAGATTCATCAGACACATCAAACAGTCCTATACACCCTGTCTTCTTTTCCACCACCAGAAAACGCATTGGTTTCTGGAACATTGTCGAGTATATATAAGCTTGTGAATCGTAGTTATATGTAAAAAAACTATGACGAAAACCCTTCAGATTACTGGTAGTTTTGATGTCATACAAGCAATCATTGGTTACTATGTCGGCTTTACATTTCCACTTGATGCCACTATCCGTTAGCACAGCAACATTTGGTTGTTCCATCTGAAGATCACCACGGCCCAGTAATTTACCGACAAACTCGTTGTCTCTTGCGCCTTTGACTTCGTTTTGCATTTGAATCACTTCGCCTTCCAGGAGAAGCATATCAGATTTAGCTTCGTAACACGCCTCCTTATATATGTTTGTCCTCCTAGATGAAGCTTGAACAAATTGTGGTTCTGTTCCAAACATAATCATTTCGTGAAACGCTTTACCATATTCAAACGCTACACTTGGCTCTTTGTCGGCTCTAAATTCTTGTGGATTGTGTAACAAGTCATATATGTCAGAATTGGATAAAAACTTTTTACCAAAAGTGCCATAGTAATGCTTGTCGTCTTTTAGTTTTTCTATTGTTTTTTCCATACTGCTGAATTATTTTGTTTTTTAAAGTCTTCGCTTTCATCCTCGCCAAATACACCTAGTTCGTAAAAACCAGTCAATTTTAATACTGCTCTAGACATTGCTCTCTTTTCTGCCATTTCCATAACATACCAAGTATTACAGTTGCCATCGCGCATATTAGTTCCCTTAAGTGCTGAACCAAATGTTTCGATACTGGTCTCTCCTGCATGGCCATATGCTTTGACGACACAGAAGTTAGTCTCACACTTTATGACTTCATAATTGACCTTAATTGACGCTGCGGCCTGAATTTTGTCGATGCCACTTCGCGTGATAATAATGTAGTGTTGATGTTTAAAAACATCATCTTTTTCTAAACCATACTTTATGTATAGTGCTTTGAGTTTATCGGTTTTCATAATATAAAATAAATTTAATTGATTAACAAAGTTAGGTAATTTTTTGTTGATAACCTAATAGTTGTCTTAATTTCTTAATTCTCCTCATAGTTTTTCGGTAGAAGAATTCTTTTTCCTTATCACTTCCTTTTGCTATAGCAATATGAAACATATTCCTATTTAGAGAAATAGATTTCAAAGTATTTTCTATTGACAATTTAGTTGTGAATTTTTCCAAACCAAGTTCTAATAGTTGTCGAATTTCTTTATTAGTAAGTGGCCTATATATATCAGTAGATGTATCGAATATATCCATTCTCTTGTCGAGTTTAGATATGCAAAGTGTCTTGTAGTAGTAAGAAACATCATCAAAAACTACATGTTTTGTTTTGATGTTTTTAAACAGACACCAACACTTCTTTATACTTTCTTGTCGGCTTTCTTGTCGGCTTTCCATCTGGGAGGCGTTACGGATCAATTAGAACCCCAGTTTCAGCGTCAGAGATGACACCATGTTCAGCAGTGTCGCAATATTTACGAGCTATCTTGAGGGAGGAAGTTTTGAAGCTTGTTGTTTCTCTCTCTCCACCATAATATAAAGTTACATTGTATACTTTTCTTTTCATTTTTCAAAGTTGTGTATTGTATAGTTCAACAATCTTATAATGTTGTCGGCTATTAATTTTGCATTGTGTTTTTCCAAGTCTTGTCGGATATTCTTGTCGGCTTTATAATCAAGCCCACTTTTATACATTTCTGCATAAGTTATTTTTTTTGCTAACTTATCTATGGTTTCATATGTTTTTTGAAACACTAAATCGTTTGTAGCATTTTGTAATAAGTCGCTATGTAAATAATCGGGTATTTTCATCTTTAAACAAATTTAATAAATTATTGTTAATAAACAAAATCAAACTATGCGAAATTTTGTTTCGTGTATTTGGTTTTCAGGATTATCAAGGTTTGGATTACTCAGCTTCGCGCTACCACAGGAGGTAAAAATCATCAAAAGTGCAGACAAGAGCATTACTATTAACATATATGTCAGTCTTTTCTGGTTGATGGTGACTGTAGAGCTGAAGACGGATTCTTTCGAACCTGCTGGGGTGGTTGTATTTGCAGACAAAGAAGTTGTTTTGTTCGTCTTTGTCGGTAAATTTGTCATCTCTGATGCCGGGACAGCGTGTTCTGATCTGTTTGCTGTTGCGTTTTCCTTCGCAGTGTCGAATTTGTCGCGTTCTTTTTTTGTCGCGTCTTTTTTTTGTCGCGTCTGTGATTGTGAATGAGCGCGAAGCATTTCGATACCATTGTTATAAAAGTGATTCATAATTATAAAGTATAAAAAAAAATTAATAAAAAAAAATCCTTATTCAAAAGAACGAGAATGATACACACCATACAGTATCATATTACACACCGATTTAGCCGTGGTGTTACTCGTCTGAATAAGGACTATAAGTGATTGGATATAATCAAGTAAATGAAAATAATAAGTAATCCTGCATACGATATAGCAAGTATTTTCATTTTGTCTTCATATTTTCTGTTGTCTCTATTTTCCATAGAATAATAATATAAGAATAATTAGCCACATCAAAACATTGGCTAGACCGAAAAATAAATCTTTGATTTTTTGTTTCATATTTTTAGTTTTGATGATAACGATACATATCTGTATACACGGTATGCCCAAATTCTTTTGTTTGTTTTTGAATCATACCATTCGTTACCGTTTTTGTATGCAACATTACCTGTGTCGAGGTTTCTGTATGTTACATTTGTTAATATATCTTTCATTGTTTATACGTTTAAGTATTCTTGTATGTCTGTATACTGGTCTGTTTGTAATTCCATTCCACTTTGTTCTAAATCTGTCATTATTTCTTCGTAATCATCAGTTTCGTGTATGTAGAAATAGTCACCACCGTGTGTGAATCTCATTGTGTTGTCTTTGTGAACAATTTGACCGAGCAATGTTTCAACAGAATCATCATATGCAATGAAGTCTTGTGATACTTCATCTTGTATTATGCTGGAACATTCTATGTTTCTGTATTCAATGAAGTCACCGTGACCGTCATATATTCCTACAACATCGTCTTCGTGATAGTATCTGTCATCATACTCACACCATATTAATTCTGGATTATCATTTGCCTCGCAATACCAATTATTGTCAACCTGAAATGCACAACTTGTATGGTAGTGGCATTCATCTGGTTCTGACCATACGCATTCATCAACGTGATAGTGTTCTTCATTATGTTCGCAATATGCTGAATCATCAATATGAATGATTGTTCCGTCTGCTAATTCAACCTCGTCATCACCAGGTTCTGGACGTGGTATACTGTTTTCTGCGTTCGATACATTTGCTGGTTTGATATGTTTGCCAACAAACTCATTGCTGTATTGTTGAATGGTTCTCGTTGTTGAACCTGATGTGCTACGCAATCCACCTGCGTTTTCAAATCTTGCGTTAGATAGTTTGAGTTCACCGTATGTATTGCAGGCAGAACTTGCAATGTCAGACATATAGAATGTGTCAAAGTAAGGCAGAGGTTGATTGGGATAGTATTTTAGAGTAATAAAATAGTTCTGCGTGATTTTTTCACCAGTTGGTGTTACCCACGTGGTTGAATCATCATAGGATTGCCTGTGCTTTGTCATATATCCATTGTTGTTCGCCCACGTTTTGACAGCATTGATATACTTGTCACTACCATATATTCTGTCCATAATTTTTTTACCACAGTCTGTTGTCCATAGTAATGCTCGTGATAGTAGTTTGTCCATGTGTTTGACAATTAGCATTTGACATTTGTCTGGGTTTTGTGCATAGATTGACATGTATGGCTGGCACGATGCGTATTTCATACAAGAACCTGCTAGTGAACCTGTATTGATATCAATGTTGTAATTTTCACCGTGATACCATTTTCTGATGTCTTCACCTTGGACAACAACGAAGTCACCTACCAAAGTATGTTTCGCTTTTAGTTTGTTGCATATGACCTCTATCATCCAGTCATCAATTTTTTCTGGATACTCTGCTAGTATTTTTCTGACACCTTTGCCGTATTTGGTAATCATTCTGTCTGCACCTGCTAGCCACTTTGATTTGTCTTGACTGAGATATGTTGGTTTGCCTGCTGGTGTGTAAGACATTTCACCACGTGAGTTGAT